ATCACAGGTTCTGGGTGGTCAAAGGTGAGTACAAATATTGTCGGGGCGACAGTTGGTATGCGGTACGGATACTCAGTTTCTCTTTCCAATGATGGTATCTATGTAGCCGTGGGTGCACCATTTGATGATACTACTGCGGCAGATTCTGGCCTTGTCAATGTGTATAAATATGATTCCGGGTGGGTAAAGGTTGGAGCTGATATCGTTGGTGGGGGAGCTTCGTACAAGTTGGGTACGTCCGTTTCTATGAAGAATACAGTGGCATCTGGACCCATAGTGGCCATAGGTATTCCAGGTAATGATCAAGGAAAGGTGCGAGTATATGAATACAACAGTGGGACAGCTTGGGCTCTCGACGGTTCAGAAATAAGTGGTAAAGCGACGGGTGATGCATTCGGGACATCTGTATCGATACCAGATGACGCTTCAAGAGTAGTCGCCGGAGGACCGGAGAATACCAGCGGTACCGGATACATTAGAATCTATAATTACAGTTCCAGTGACTGGAGTCAAATGGGTTCAGATATCAATGGTACCGCAATTGGCGATAAATTTGGTACTTCAGTTTCATTCTCGGGTGACGGGTCTCGTGTAGCCGCGGGATCGCCCGGAAATGGAAAGGGTGATGCCAAGGTGTATGTGTATGAAAATAGTGTATGGACAAAACTGGGTGAGACAATCATAGGAACTATCACAGGTGATAAGTTTGGGCATTCAGTATCTTTATCGACAAACGGTTTACGGGTGGGTGTGGGTCCAGATGTAACTACAGGTGATACGAGAGGGTATGCACATGTGTACGCTCTTCAAACGAGTTAAGAAGAAAAGTTCTTTATGCATAATCGATTCAACTTTTCATCGAGTGATAACTTTGATGAAAATACTACATTCTTCAACCCCGTATTAGAGAGTGCACAGTTTTTCATATACGGAAATAAACTTCCCAACATCTCAAATACAAATCACAACTACTTCAAATATCTGGTACCCCACAGAAATAGATTGGCGCGACCAATCAGAAATATATACACGTATAGTTTCGCGATGAATCCAGTAAACGTGGAACCTTCGGGAAACTTGGATTTTAGTACTATCGAATCAGATAAAACGGTGTTTGAGGTTAAATTGGATAAAACGAAAATAGATATCACGAAAGAAACATATACACTTCAAATGTATTACACTGGCTATCTAACTTTCAAATTTGAAAACGGGTCTATGTCAATTTCTTATTAAACAATGAAGTCTTATGACTGCTAATATAATCAATGATGTTGTTCTTGATACACCATTTGATGAAATTCAATTGCGCTAATGTTGTTTGAATTTCATGACCTGTTCCCGGAACAATATAAGGAAACTTCGTAGACCTACAAAATGGATCGAATAGTTTCTTACTGTACCCATCCAGACTCGACTTATATGCGCAGTGAACAGTGAACAGCTTTCCATCAGTTGTCGTGTACGTTGTGTTATTTTTCTTGGCATAGTTCGTGATGAACCATTCCAAATTTCTCAATGAAATTCCAGATGTTTTGTCTAAAATGTTTAAAAGTTTAGTTCTATTCTTCTCTTCGTTATAAAAGTTGTTAATTGATGTTAGTAGAATATCGGTTTTACTCATTATTAAACATTGTATTTATATCTCTAAATACATTTGGGTGAATACATGCCGGACAATCGGGAACGAAAAGTTCATCACTCCCATGTGTATGGGTATTTATACTCGTAAGATCCCTGTGCTTAATTTTAGTACCCTGTGATATATGTTTGCCACAATATCCATTGTGAAGACCCTTATGTGTACAACGATGGCCATTTGACTTTGTTCCTTTACACACGGATCCAGTATAATTTTCGGGTACGTCTCTCAATAATAGATCGAGAGGTATACCATGTTTCTTTGAAATGATTTCGGCATAATCACTTATGATTTCATTGACTCGTGTTTTCAATTCTTCATCAAACACCGTGATAAGTTTATCATAGGAACTCATTGCTTACTTCTATCTTGATCGTATTTTTTAAATAACTCTTCAACCGAATTTTGTTTTTCTGTGTCGTTTTTTAACCTCAATTTCAAATCGGTTATTTTTCCTGTCGTGTCCAAGTTTCTCTTTTTACACTCTTCCACGAGTTGTTCTTTTTTCATACCACTAAACCCAGGTTCCCTTTTCTTCTTAGGTGGTGCGTGTTGAGTAATAATTTCACCGAATATTTCCTCCTTTGTGTTTGTAAATAACGGATCGAGTAAATCACACACAGGATTCAGGAATTTATTGACAAAGTAGTAGTGATAATCTACCGGTACATCATTTTCTTCGACGTATTTCGGATCTTCAGATTTTTCAAATGCACGAGCCTTTGGATCACCCGTTTTTGTGAGTAGATATGGGACCCGGTCACCCGATTGTGGCTCCGAGCCAGGTTTCCTATCACGCATCTTATTGACAACCTGAACATGTGCTTGATTGATGTATATACTATCGGGGCTCGTTATTGAGACATTTTGCCCCTTCACCTTATACGAATCCGAAAGAGATTGACTCAAGATCAGCTTATCATTGTGTATGTCACCAGATAAGAGTTCTATGGCACGTTCTCTCGCGAGTTCGAGTGGTGGACCAGGGTCACTTGAGGTGAGAACTACATCTAAAAGCTCCTTGCAAACCTCTCGAACATGGGGTGTATTATCTCGGCGAACAACCTGAAGACCCTTAATATCTATGTAATCCATATGCATATTTCCATCCTTACCCTGTGTCCAAAGTTTCGCGGCGTACCTCTTCTTCGAGTACAAGAAATATGGCCAGTAGACCTTCTCAAGTTCTAGGTTATTGGGCTTTTTGAAGAGGGCGCTACATTCTGTCGCCGCCCTTTCACCAATCTCCCAACTGTATTTTACAGCTTCTTCGCCTGTCCTGTCACCCACATCAAACTCAACCATCACAGAATCTGTGTCACCATACCGTACCTTCGCACCCGGAAAGTTCTTTTCAACATACGTCTTTGTCTCTTCGATCATCTCACGGCCTCTACATGTCGTCGTAGATGCGATAGGAACACATGGAAGAATACCTTTACCCGCACCAGTAAATCCATACACTGAGTTCATACTAATTTTGTATGCCAACTGCTTACCGTTATAGACTTCTTTCATCGCGCCAGTTGCGGCAGCCATATCTCTCTTTGCCTTTTTACGAAACTGTTTAAGCTCCAATAGAATGGCTGGTAAAAGACTTGGAACATTCTGCGCAAATTTATAAGTCCTGTTACCAATGTTAAACGTCTCGTATGTAACACCAGGAATATTCCCATAGTCCTTCTCATTCATAACATAGGAAGAGTAACAGAGATTATGGGCCATCATGATACTAGGATACAGTGCCTCAAAATCCAGTGCTGTGATGGGTGTATAATAGGCTCCTTTTTGAGCGTCAAGTACAGTTGCACCTTCGTAGGGTTCTTCGGGCATAGCACCCCATCTAATCGTTGGCACCATAAATCCTAGTTCTCGAGCCTTTTTAGTCAACTGACTAAAAACCTTAATCTGTTGCCCACGCTCTACGAGGAAACATAGAGGTACCCACGTCGCCTTAGCCATCTCTAACAAGTTCAAAAGAATACACATCTTCTTCATGAGTTTATGCGGAAGTAAAGTATCCTTAATACAATAGTCTGCGACTTCACCAAGTTTTTTTGGATCTTCTTCTATAAATCGAGCAAACATTTCTTTTGGTGGCATGTCAATCTTTTGATCCCCAAGGTACAATTTAGATACGTTATTTAGACTGTACGAATCAAGTTTATATCCCTTCTTCACTTCATGGAATAAATCGAAAACAAACCGACCGGACATTGGAAGAAGTTTCAATGTATTATCACCCAAAGCACTCGAACTCAATTTTTTAATTGAAATCTCGCAAATCTGATCCTTCAATTTCCCAAGCCTGAAAAAGTTGGGGTTACATCCCAGTAAATGTGCGCGTGTGTGAATATAGTTGAAATCGAAACCGAAGACGTTCCATCCCGTGATGATATCAATATCCTTTTTTTGCATGTATTTTTGAAAAGCTTCGAGCATTTCCTTCTCTGTATCAAAACTCACAACATCGTCACCTTCTGTTTTTTTGTAGCATAGACAAACCTTCTCATACGGTTCATCTTCACCAAATTTACAAAGTGAAACTGCAATCTGAAAACATGCGTCACCCATGATGGCTGGATCAGGGAATTTACCAGTGGAACTGTTACACTCAATATCGAATGATGCAACTACGAATGGGGCGATGTCATCTCGCTCGACGGGTTTGAGTGTATTCCACTTATTGCAAAATAAATCGATATCTACATTCGCGAGATGTGAACGAATGCACTGATCACCCGTGTCGAGCCAGCCAGTAGATTGGATACCGGTTCTATGCATCAGGCGAAGTACGGGATCTAGGTTTGATTCATACACTTTCAATTTTACCATCCCAGATGAAATGCTCAATGTGTTTTTTAGAAAGTAATCAACTCGTCGTCTCATAGCTAAATTTACGAAATCGATTTTCATGTACGCAAACTCTTCACTATTCTGAAACCCCCAAACATCTTTAGCTTTCATGATTGAATATGATACGAGACATTCAGGACATTTTCTATTTAGGACGTCGAATATTTCCTGCGCCGTCTTTTGTGTAGCACCTTTGGGAAACTTAACGAAAAAGTACGGGGTAAATGCAGTAGTAACACAAACCGATTTACCTTCCTGAGTTTTCCCAAATATACTCACTAAATGTTCATCATCAACATCTCTGGCTTCCCAAGTCAACGCTTGAAAAATCACCATCGCTTATGTATATCTTGAGCGAAAATTTTAATATCGTTTATTAATAAATGTCAGCCGCTTTAATAGAGCTTGTGTCTGTAGGTGCCCAGGATGTATTCATCACTGGAAATCCCGAAGTTTCGTTTTTTAGACAAAACTATAAACGCCATACTAACTTCGCAATGAAGCCCGAGCGTATGGATTACATCGGTACCTTCGGTGCCAATAACGAGATTACCATTCCTATCCGTTCGAAGGGTGACCTCATGAGTTACATCTGGATCGAGGATACTAACATCGCCAATATCCAAACCAACTCTAACGGCCTGTTCTCTGCGGATGCGGCGGGTCCTACTGAATTCAGCCTGTGGATCGGTGGTCAGAAGGTGTCTCAACTCGACTCCCTTTTCATCCAAGGTGTACACAACCCCCTTCTCCGTGATTCTGCGGCGAAGGCTTCGTGCGCCATCACAACCAATAACAAGAAGGCGAACCATGGCGGTGATCACTACATGATTCCATTCTTCTTCGGTGAAGACTGGACCAAGTGTCTTCCATTGGTGGCCCTCCAATATCACGATGTGGAGATTCGCATCAAGTGCCGTGACGGTTACACACCAGCCGGTAGCCCCCAGGTTTGGGGTAACTACATTTACCTGGATACCGATGAGCGTTCCTTTTTCGTCGATAACGAACACGAGATTCTGATCACACAGACTCAACATCAGTTAGCTAACAGTGGTGATACTGAGTTCGATCTCAGCTATTTCAACCATCCAGTCAAGTCCCTTCACCTCGTATCCGGTAAGGCGGCCGGAGATGACTGGGACACCGAATACTCGTTCGGTAAGTCTTCCCTTTACATTAATGGTGTAGCTCTGTTCGAGGATACTTCCGCGGTGTATCATCACACAGTTGTACCCGAGATGCACAGTACAGATCTCCCAGATGATATTCTCGAGGATCTTCCCACTTTCACTTGGCCTTTCTGTGTAAACCTAAGCAAGACACAGCCCACGGGCACACTAAACTTTTCCCGAATTGATAACGCTAAGCTCACTGTAACCTCACCCACTGGTGGTAACGGTCTTCACCGCGTGTACGCCGTAAATTACAACATTCTTCGTATCCAGAAGGGTATGGGTGGTGTCGCGTTTGGCAACTAAGTTAAAAGGTACGAATAAAAATTTATGTAAAATGGTAAAGTCTTCCTCACGACCCCGTAAAACGTCCAAGTTCATTATTGATCTTGGACCAGAAATAGACAAGGTTGTCAAGAAGAAAAATCTAAAAATCAAAAAGCAGAGGGTCATAATCAAGGCTCTTGAACAGGAACGTGATGAACTTCGTTCTCGGGGTGGTGATATGAAAATTAAAAAGCAAAAACTTATCATTACCACTCTACAAGAAAGGCTCGTCGAAGTCGAGAAACGCGTGGTTGCAGCAGAAAATGAGACTCGACGATACAAGGTTCGCCGAGTTGGTATAAGTAACAAGACAGTGGAAAACGCGTTCAAGAATTTACGGGAAGGCAAATCCCTTTCGAGGATGAAACCAAATACTATATTGCTTATTCAGCAATCTGGGAGGTGGGATGAGGCTAGAAAGATTCAAGCACAGAGAAAGTTATGTTAGTTCCAATTGTCAATCAAAGTTTTAGTCTTTTCATACATCCTCTTCGCATAGAAGGTATTATCCCTCTCTCCCGCCCAAATTGTGAGTCGGTCTTCGAGGAAATCTTTGAACTTCTCCGGGTCGCAGTCAGACTTGTATAGGACTTTTTCACACTTAAGTGCCTTCTCTGTAGCAGCTAAACGATTATCCATCGAACGCTTAACAAACTCGAGAGGAGTGAGACGAGTGGACACATCAGCAGTTTTCTTATTCATTTATACTATGGACGTACCTATTCTTTATTACTGTAAATCTTGTCGAAGAACTTATGATGGTCACGCCCAGTGTTGCTTTGAAATGGATCATGTCGAAGTTAAAATCCCTGCAGATACTAAATGATACCCCTTATCATAGCTGGTGCACTTACTGGTGCCCTCGCGTACACTTATATGGGACAGAACCTCGTGTCCGCCTCCGAAGCTAGAAGGCTCATCAAGAAAGGGAAAATAAAGAAGGTCATTGACGTTCGAACGATTACCGAGTATCGTGCAGGACATTACCCCAGAGCACTTCATATCCCCGTAAACAAGATCAACGAAAAAACCACCACAGAACTTCCCAAGAAGGGTTTACTCGTCTACTGCAACACTGGACAAAGGGCCAGATTTGCGGCAGAGAAATTAGAGGAACTTGGATTCGAAGATGTCTACTACATCGCCGGAACATATAAGGGATTACTTTAGTTTGACACCCAAAACTCTCCGCAACTTTTGAAGAATCGTCGGATCCGGAATAGCTCTACCCGATTCGTACGAGTTAATAATACTCACATTCACACCCACCGCGTTTGCTAAATCTTTTTGTGTTTTGAAACCTTTAGCAATACGCCCCTGTTGAATCATCTTCGCCATCGAAAGTGAAACCTTCTTATGTGTTCCCAACTCTTCGCGATCCAACTTTTGATCTTTCGTCACTTCACGGTGTGGTTGTGCGGGTCGCGAAACATTGTGTTTCGCTCCATGAATGACGACAGGTGTCCAATCTTGGTGATGACTCATTGTATTTATACTACTCGCCTCGTTTTTAAGATCCTTTCCAAACGGTCCTTTTCCCGTCGCATAAAAATAGTAAGTTCCATAACTTCACCTTGTAGTTTGACCTTCCCCGCTTGTCTCGTCCATATAGTCTGTTCCACTCGGACCATATCGACACAAGACATTTTCGTATCCGGTACGTTACTGTGATGAACAGCGAGAACCATCGCATCTCGTTTTGTTTCTCTCGAAAGTTCTCCGGTGTGACACACGACTACATGAGCGCCTGAGTATCCCGCTACATGCATCCACCAGTATCGGGGACTACTAAACACAGTGAGATTGTCGTTATCCTTTGCATTTTGTCCGACACGAATAACTGTACCATCATTCGTTGTATATTCAAGCATGAATAATGATGTATTTTTTTCCTTATATTCTATTAATGCACGTCGTATTACAACCGAGTCCATCCATCACACACAAACTTAGAGTGACACTCCCAAATAAAAGAGCTATTGATTTCGGTGAACGCGGTGTCCAACACTACACAGAACATGGAAACCCAAGACTTATGCGTGCACAACTTATTAGAAAGGGTGCCGTCCTTCCTAAGAAGCTGCGAATCGAGAGGGATCAGGGTGAGATTCATAGGGAAATGTTAAAAATTTCGGAAAGTTCTCAGGAAGATTGGGAGGATTTCTTCCGGGCCGAGTATTGGGAAAGATGGCTACTGTATACATACCCTAATGTGACAAAGGCCAAACTCTTCATGACGATGCGTCATGGTATTTTATTCATGCCTACACCAGAGGACTTCTGGTTCTGCAACGAGTCGTTTACTGACCTGTAGATCCAAAGCCCCCGTCACCCCTGAGTGTCTCATCAAGTAGACCAATTTCCTTAACGATAGGTGTATCACACCTTTCCAAAATAAGTTGAGCGATACGATCACCCTTCTTGATTTCAAAGTCTTCCGTACCATGATTGAATAGGACGACCTTGACTTCACCGGTATAATCAGGATCAATAACACCCGCACCAACGTTGATGCAATGTTTCACAGCTAGACCAGAACGGGGGGCTACACGCCCGTATAGACCATCCGGAATAGACAAAGCGATACCGGTACCAACTAAAGCTCGCCCCGCCTGACACGGTACAGTCGCAGCTTCGGAGCTATATAAATCATATCCCACAGCACCATCAGAACCACGAGTAGGCAGACAAGCATCGTAAGAAAGCTTTTTGACCCCGAGAGGCATCTATTTGACTTGAGTTTCAAATCCTTAAGTCTATTTGGCATACTTCTTCTTTTCGTCATCCGTAAGCTCTCGCCACATCTCACCTAACTTCGATCCAATTTCAGTGAATGAAAGATCGGGAAATTCTTTCACAATATTGGGTCGTGTCTTCTTCACAAAGTTCATGTATGCGTTTGGTTTGCGCTTAGGTTTAGCTTTATCTGTCATTATACCTATACTACATATTATTTCTTAAAGCTGGGTTACGCTTGGTGTATGTGAGTGCACAAATCCCATAACTAAATATGTTTATGAAATACTGACACCCAAGAACATGGATTTTTACCAAAATGTTTTCATTGGCATAATAATTCGTCACAAACATCGTGAAAATAGTTTCATAAAACACTCGTATAACGAGATTGGACACATGATACATGAGATTTATGTGTGAATGTATAGAATTTGTCCTAGGAATGATTCGTCGAAGCGTTAACAGTGTCGTATCAATTTCAACCAGTCCAGCCAAACTTATGATTGGGGATTCTTCGGGGTACATGAGAGGTCTAAGAAGAGCTAAAAGACACACTAAATGATGAAGTATGATTAAATTTCTAAGAGTGTGTATAACTTTCGGCTGAAGAATTATCCATATGAGATCATATGACATGTACGTAGTGAGAGCATGTGTTAAAAACATGGGATACAGAGTATATCCAAATAGGACATCGGCCACACATAATGCAGAAAATGGTGCAAGAAAAAGTAACGATGCGACATCATGAATAAGAATTGATTGATCTTTATTCATCATGTAATTATACATTATTCTTTTTATCGTAATTGCACTCAAAGGGTTTCGAACCCCTGACCTCAAGCTTACTAAGCTTGCGCTCTACCACTGAGCTATGAGTGCGAATGCTGAGAGCGGGGTTCGAACCCGCGCGTGCATAGCACAGACGATCTTAAGTCGTCCTCCTTAGACCACTCGGACATCTCAGCATAATGGAGCCTCCCACGCTATTCTATTAAGATGTCAAATCTTTAAGCACTTTGGTGGTGGTTCGAAGGCTGTCTTTTCCTTGAGTTCCTTGCGCTGCTTCATCTTCTTAATGTCCGCACCTTGGCAATCATGCTTTGTCAGGTTGATACAACTCGGACAAAAACTTCCTTCGCAATATTGGCAGTCAATGGGGACACCACACTTCTTGCGACACAGTTGACAAGGCATTTCTATTCTTAACTTGGATAAAGATTTTAAGTGACTTTCTTGTAGAATGTCTCTCACTTACGCCTTCAGTAAACCAATTCACACCGAATATACGCACCTAAAAAAAACTTTAAAAAACTCCACGGCTGCTTATGGATCTGCTTTGAGTGCTTCTTACTTCATCACACAAGGTGCAGATCATGGTGTATCCGCGATGCTGGGTGCAGTAACATCTTATGCGTATGTGAGTCTTCTCTCTGATCGGGTAGATAAACTCGAAAATTCGACAATTCAGAAGGAGTTCTTTGCACCTCTCGGTGCCGC